AAGATGATCTCGCGCTTGGTGCCGAACTTGCTGGCCCGCAGGTTGAAAGTGCCGCCGGTGGACTTCCACACCCCATCGGTGGTGGTCTGGTCGCCCGAGGTTGCGAAGGTTTCGGTGTTGTCGATGCGCCCGCGGCCGTCGGACAAAGACGACACGGTGTCGGTTTTGGGGTCGGTGACGGACGATGCGGTCGAAGCGATGTACGCAGGTGTGACGTTTGCGATGGCCACCCCGTACAGGTAGTCGTTGATCGGTGGCCCTGCGGGGGCCGCAGACACGTAGCCTTGCCAGATGCCGACAGCGTTGACCGTGTTGTTCTCGAAGATGTTGCGCGTGACGGTGGTCTGCAGGGTCTTGGACTCTGACCGCATTGCATATCCGTCCCGAGTGCCGGCCAGCGCGCACCCAATGGACTCGGCGTTGTTGGTCTGCACCCGGACGGTGGTGTAGCTCGGGCAGTCGTACTGGTTGCCTCCGAACATGAAGGTGCCGTAGGTGCTCAGGCCCGACCACTCTGTTCGCGCAATGCCCGCGCTGCCAACGCCGGGGATGCTGGTGCCCTCGGCGTAGACCGAATAGGCGTACACGCCAGTCTCCAGCCGCCATGTGGCGTTGTAGGGGTTCACCGAGTACCCTGACCCAGCCCGCGAGTCCGCCATGAACTTGGTGCCTGGGGCGTACTCGTCGGTGGACACGCCGGCCGTGTGGTTCATGCAGTGCGACACGATCTCCAGGGTGTCGTTGATGTGGCACACGAACACCGGCACCTTGGACAGTTCCGCGCCACCCGACGACCAGGTGTTGTTGGGGATCCGCAGGTAGTTCGAGGTCGCCGGCTCCCAGAACTTGAACCGGTTGCCGCCCTTGATCGTGCCGCTGGTGACCAGGGTGAGCGTGGCGCCGGTGAGCGCGATCGCCAGCTTGTAGTGGTAGCTGGTGTAGACCCCGGCCGACTCCGAGTAGCAGGTGTTGTGCGCCTCGGTGCCGGCGTTGTTGAAGGACCAGCCCATGGCCGAGCTGTAGGAGCTCTTGGCGTACACCGGGGCCATGTCGGCGGCCGAGGCCAGTTCGATGACTGTGCCGGCGTCGATCGCCGCGGTCAGGGCCGCGCCGGTAGGGAACGGTGCGCCGGATGGCACCCCGCCGAACAGCCGCACGGCCTCGCGCACCGCGGTCTGCTTGCTGCCGGCGCCGCCCTGGCTCCCCTTGAAGATGGGCACGCGCATGGCGAACACCCCGTCGTCGCTGATCTGGACCAGCCACTTCTTGCCGTCCGGGGCCGTCAGCACGCCATGGCACAGGGCCCAGCGGTAGTCGTAGCGCAGCTGGACCCCGTCCTTCACCCGCTTGGACTTGCCCAGGCCCAGGATGATCTGGGCCAGCTTGGTCATGGTGCCCGAGTACATCGAGGAGCAGATGTCCCGGTACTGGGACCCGGACACGCCCAGGTCGGCATGCGCTTCGATCGCCAGGCGCCGCTCGTCGTGGAAGTCGGTGTTGGCCGCCGGGTTGCCCAGGATGAACTTGAGCGTCTCGGCGGTGGGCTTGAAGCTGCGCAGGGTGTCTGGGTCACCCGTGATGATGTTGCCGTCCTTGGTGACACCGCTCAGGATGTCGTAGACGCCGCCGGTGATGCGGATGTAGGCCTGCTGGCCGACGATTTGGACGTTGACCTCGGCGTCAGGGAGCACAAACCGCTGGGAGGCGTACTTCGCGCCCGTCGCCCGCATGGCCTTGATCCGGCTGCGGGCAAACGGGAGGTACTGCTCACCCCCCTGGATCAGCTTGTGCTCCATCCTTCATCACGATTTCGGCTGAGTCCACTGGAAGGTGTCCATCGTCACCGGCAGGCTGGCGGTGATCGAGATGGTGGACATCTGGAAGTCGCCAGAGCCCACGCCGCACGAGCCGTCCATGCGCGGGTACCAGGGCGCTGCGGTCAGCAGGCCACCGGCGTCGGCCGTGTCCGAGGAGTAGAAGCGGGCCCAGCCCGCCGTGCCGACGGTGATGCCGGCGAAGCTCCACACATGGCTCGAAGGCTTGGCGATGACGCCCGCCGAAGGAGTGCCCAGGATCAGGCCATTGACCGGCGCGACACCGGCGACACCGCTGCCCATGTTGACGTAGGAGGCCGTGACCGTGGTCAGCGACCCGGACACAGCGGCCGTCGTCACGCCGGTGCCAGGGCGACCCTTGATGGTGACCACGGCCGCATTGGCGCTGGCTTCCATGATGCCGTTGCGGTTGATCGCCGCGGCCAGCTTGGTGGCCATGGTGCTGGTTGTCTCGCCGCCTTCCACGGCGATCGCGCCGTCGGGGATGATGTTGAGGCCGCCCACCGTGATCGAGTTGATCGAGCCGCCGCCCACGCCGGTGATGGTCACCGAGCCAGTGGCGCGCGTCTCCTTGGTCAGGGAGCCAGAACTGCGGGTGAAGATGCCCAGCAGCGTGCCCGTCTCGGCCGCGTCGGCGTTGGCCGGCTGCGCGCCGCTGAACACCTTGATGTGGCCCATGTTGAGTGCGCCAGCGAAGCCCAGGCCCTGAGCCATGGCGTTGACGAGGCCGGTTGAGAGTCGAATGGTCATGGTGGATCTCCTGGTTACCGTGAGTTGAAGGCCGTCCCGCCCTGGTGCAGGACCGCAACGAACCGCTTTTGCCCGCCCTGCGCGATGACTGCCGCGCCGGCTTGGGTGCCTGGGGCCACGCTCAGGTGGCCGGATGTGAGGTTGACGAAGGGCATGGCCTTGCACAGGCCGCGCTGCGTCCAGATGTAGACGCCCGTGGACTCGCCGTTCTCGTCGTCGTCGCGGGCCCAGCACCAGCCCGGCACCACGCCATAGGTCGCCAGTTCCTCGATGTTCTCGCCGTTGTAGGCGTGGATGGCGACATCGGTGCCGAACACCAGCGCCTGCTTGGTGGGTGCGATCATGTGCACCTGCCCGGGGATGGCCAGGAAGTCGGTCGCAAGGTCGAACAGGTGAAAGCCCAGCGGCTGCGAGATCCACAGCGCGGTCATGTCGCTCGATGGGATGTACTGCGCCGCATAGAGCCGGCCGCGCCAGATCTGGATGACGGTTGCGCCCTCGGGGATCGGGTCGAAGTCGTCGGTTGCCAGGTCCAGGCCCAGCGAGTTGGGCGAGTAGTTCCACAGCCGGGCGGTGTCGTAGCCCTCGTAGGCCAGCTGGAACACGGTGGAGTTGGCCGGGGCGATGTAGGTGCGGGTCACCAGGCCATCGACCTGGGGGATTGCAGAGATCTGCAGCGCCTGCCCGGCCTCGATGTCGATGACGGTAGCCGACCCGGAACCCGTCTCGCGCCCGTCGGGCAGCAGGTAGGTGCACATCACCGCATACTGGCCAGGGGCGAGCGACCCGGAGACAGCGGCCAGCTGCGGCGTGCCTGGAACCGGCCAGGACAAGGGGATGACGCTGTTGTCGCCGGTGATGATCCCGCGATCGGTGCCGTTGTTGAAGAACACCTGGTCGTTGACCTCGGTCCAGTGCATGCGGGCTTGGCTGGTGATGCTGGCCAGCGCGCCGAGCTCGTAGGACTTCAGCGTGGCGCCGTCCACGTAGAACATGCGCTGGTGGTCGATCGTGGCGTAGGCGCCCAGGATCTCGCCGGCAATGTCCAGCGCGTAGCCCAGCCGCGGGGTGATCTTCCCGGCATCGGTGATGTCGATGTTGTTGGCCAGCGTCAGCCACCCCAGACCCAGGTTCAGCGGGTCGGACTGGTTGTTGATGCCCATGAACTGGGCGACCTTGGCGTCTTTCATCACCATGCCCGGTTGTGGTGCTGGCGGTTGGCTTCGAGGTTGCGCCGATTGCTGGCATTCGGCCGGATGCCGAACTGCTCGGTGAACAGGGCTTCCTCGCGTGCCGCACGGTTGGGGTCGTAGATTTCCGAGTCGGGCCGGCTGTAGGCGCGGTACAGGACCCAGTGGATCAGGTGACGATGGTGGCTGCGGTGGATCTCGGGCGTCTCGGTCGCGCTGTCCTCGATCAACACCAGCGGGGTGCGGTAGCACTCGATGTGGATGACGCCGGCCGCCGACGGTTTGCAGCCGAGCTCGAGGCGGGTGTCGTCCTGAATGGCCTGGCGCGGGATGTCCACGCGCGAGCGCCAGCCGGGGTAGGCCCGGTCCTGCTCGGTCCGGTCGGTCAGGTGGAGCTCGTACTCGGTGGTGCTGCCATCGGGGATGAAGACGGCCCGGGTGATGTGCGCCACGGACTCGTGCAGGTCGTAGACCCTGGTGCCAGCGGTCACGGCGGCCGCGTCGACCACGATCTGGCAGATGTCGGCGTTGCTGGATTCGAACAGAAGGCGCGCGCGGATGGCTGCCTCCTCCTGGGCTTCGTTGATCCACCCGCGCACCAGGACGGTGGAGGACAGGTAGGGGGTTACCTGGTCATCCGCATCCGCCCGGTACTGGGCAATCAACTGGCTCAGATCCATGTCACACCACGCCGAACTGATCCACCAACTGGGTGGCCTGGGCCCGCATCGCGCTCACGGACTGGTTCTTGTCCATCTTGATGCGGTAGTTGGTGCTCGTGAACTCCATCAGGCCGGCCTTGGTCATGCCCTGGATGGCATCGCGCACGTCCTGGAGGCGCTCCTCGGTGTCGTCGGCCTTCTTGACCGCCAGCGGGGGCAGTTCCTCGGTGATGGGGTCGCCCAGTTCGTACTGGTCGGGGTGCTGCAGGAGCTTGGCCGCGATGGCGCTGGGCACCGGCTTGGTTTCACCGCGGTCCCAGGTGATGTGCGACTGGTAGGCGCCATCGGTGTACGTCTCGCGCTTGCCGATGTAGCGGATCGGGGTGTAGGCGCTATCCGTTGCCATGGTCTTGACCACCGGCGCGGGCGCTTCGGGCGCTTCGGGCGGCTGCAAGCCGGCCATGGCGTGCACGATGGCGCGAAACAGGTAGTCCTTGGACTTCTGCTCGGGCGGCAGTTCGGCGTAGGGCTTCACGCAGGGGTGCTGCTTGAGCTCGGCATTCTTGACTTCGCCATAGACCCAGCCGTCGGCGAGTTTCACGGCCAGCCAGGACTCGTGCGACTGCTCGGGGGTGGCGTCGGGGTTGGCCAGGTGCATGTCGACGCCGGCCAGGATGCTTGCGCGCTGCCAGTCAGGGGCATCGGCCCATGCGGGCTGGGAGTCGTCACCGATGGAGGCGCAGTAGGCGCGGTTCACTTCATGGGCGACTTGGGCGATCTGGACGGGGGTCATGGTGCGGGTCCTGGTGGGTGGATGGAAGAAAGGGCCCGAAGGCCCTTCCCTGCTGCTTCAACTCGATCAGGTCGCACCGGTGAGGATGCCCTCGATCACGAAGTCGGCAACACCCGCCGCGGCGATGTTGGCCCCACCCGTGGTCAGGATCAGGTAGGCATCCTTGGGCAGGCGAACCGGCGCCACCGCCAGGTTGTTCGCACGGGTGCGACCGATTGCGGAGAACGCCAGCGCGGCGAAGAAGTAATCCGCGTCCTGCGGCACCGCAGTGCTGTCGACACCATCGACGTACTCGAAGCCCAGGGCGCCGGTGACCGACGCCGTGAACAGGTCGCTGATGATGGCCAGGCAGTCCACCAACAGCAGGCCGCTGGGCAGGACGCCCAGGCGCAGCTTGTCGCCAGATGCCACCGCCGTCGCCTGGTCCGAGTCGGTCCACACGCCGGATGCGTTGGTCGCCAGGCGGTAGATCAGCGCCGTCTTGTTGCCGTAGGGCACGCCACCGAACTGCTGTTGGGTGAGCACTTGTTTCTTGGTTGCAGTAGCCATGTTGGGCTCCTATTT